CCCACATCCGCGCAACCTGACCGACCTGGAGCATTTCACTTCTTTTGTACATACGCGGTTCCTGTTTGTGCATCTAGCGTCTCCTTTTGCTGAACCATCCGGGGCGTTGTGTGGTGCGGGTCTGCTCATGTTGCTGCTGTTGTTGGGCCCGGACTTCGGCCACTTCTTTCGGGGCGGGCCAGTATTTAACCTGGGCGATTTCGCAGAGGGCCATTTCGTAATAGGAACAGTCCCACAGGTGGTTGGCCCGCTTGGTGGGGTTTTCCCAGTTGATGCCGTTGAGGACTTCGGAGCACATCTGCGTTGCCAAGGGGCGCAGGTGTTCTTTGCCGAGACTGAAGGGATGTCCCATTTTGACGTCTTCTTCACGGAGTCCGGAATGGAGATGCCAGGCACCAGGATCACCCGGTTCTACCATCAGTTTTGAGGCGAGCCGGTTTTTGAAGATGCGGGCGTTGACGTTATGCAGCGCCACGGTGCCAGGCATGGGGCGACCAGTACCGGGAAGTTTGTCGAGTATGGTTTTTGTGTAAATCTGCTGCATGCGTGACGTCCCTTTGAAGGGAATGACGCCGGGGTTGCGCAGGCAGAAGAGGTAGCATTCTGCTGTACGGGAAAGATCGGCGTATTCTTCGGATTCACCACCTCCGGAGTCGATGGACCAGAGGTTGGGTAGATAGGTTTTGCCGGCAGCGTCTCGAAATTCGGAACGGAAGAAGACGCGCTCCAGCGCTTCCCAGCTGTCGACGTAGCCGTGACGCAGCAACCAGCTTTCCTGCTCGATTCCGAATCCCCAGGCGGTGATCTTGTACCAGAAGCCACGTTTCTGCATATCGGCGACGGCGGTGATGGCGGCGATCGGAGCGGCGGGGAGCTGGCCCTCGATACGTTCATCACAGAGGCGGAGGATGTATTCTTCCTTGCGTTCTCCACCCCGTTTGCGGCGATGCGGTATGCCGATAAACGAGTTATCACGCTCTCTTTCTGCCGATTCATCGCCGCCGCGGGCACGGATGATGGCGGCGGCGATTTCTGACAGGGAAATATCGGGGCAGATAAAGCCGGTGATATGAAAGCCGACTGATTCCGGCCGGATGATGATTGTTTCCGGCTGCCAGGCGGCGGCTTCTCCGTTCAGTTTTGCAGCAATGGCCAGCTTAACGGCCCGGTTGCGGTCGATATCATCCCAGAGGGAGGCGCATCCGGAGCAGACATAGCGGGCTGAACGGGCTGATTTTACTATTTTTGGATCAGCTTCTGGTTGGCCGATGCTGCCGGAGGGTTTGCCGGGGGTCAATGTCAATTGCCCCGGCCAGGTAAGACGCTCTTCAACCATCTCCTGGACTTCGCCACAGTGGGGGCAGACCACTTTGAAGTGCATGATGACATCGCAGGATTGCAATTCACGCCAGATGTGTCCGGTAAACTCCGTGGCTGTGGAGCCGATCAGGTTAAGGAAGCGCCGGAAGGTTCTGGTGCGCTTTTCCAGCAGTTTGAGCGGGTCGGATTCTTTACCGGTGAGGTCCGGGTTTTTATCTACTTCGTCACCCCAGGTGAAGTCGGCAGGGAATGAGGAGATGCGACTGGCTGAGGTACCCCACGCCGGGAAGATGACGGTGCCGTCACGCAGGGCGATTTTTCCGGCGGCGGTGTCATCTGGTGATGATGATATTTTTTTGCTGATCGGTTCGCAGCTTTTATAGATCGGGATCAACCGGGTGGTGGCGAAGTTTTTGGCCAGCACTTCCGAGGGGAACATGATGTATTTAGCGTTACCGCCGGAGTAGACGACGTCTTTAAGGTGGATATTGATGCAGGCGTTGGTTTTGCCGCTTTGCTCCGGGCCGCAGATAACCAGTTTATGGACATAGGGGAGATCGGCGGTGTCCATGATTTCGGTCAGATAGGGGGTGATATCGTTATCCCATTTGCCCTGGTGGGCGCCGATGGTGACGACGCGATAGGTGGCGGCAAACTGGGAGGTGGAGATATCCGGCAGGGCCGTGACAATTTCTTCTTCTCCGGGCCAGAGGTCAAAGGGGAGTTCATCGCTTATGTGCCAAAGTGCGGCGGTCATTCTTCCCCGGGTGTTTCAAGGTCAAGTTTAAACGGCAGAAAGTCACGCGGTCGGGCGTAGCTGTCGAGATAGGCCGACATGTTTTTGTCCCAGAATTCTTCCAGATCTGACGTCAGGGAAAGCAGGTTGAAGCTGTCCATATCCACGCCTTGCTCTTTTGCCAGCATGCTGAATTTTTCCATCATGGTATCGATGGCACGAGGGCCGAGGTTAAAGAGGTCCCGCTTGAGGAAGGCCAGTCGGGCGGAGAGTTCCTGCTCCACCAGTGAGCGCTGAATGAGCGATCCTTCCCGTTCATCGTTCTGCAGGCGGAGTTTGCGGGCGTTTTCCCGCTGGACATCTTCACGGTAGTTGGCGATGGACGGTTCATCGGCTGCATCCGGGGTGGTGGTTGGTTTGAGCCCGGCAGCCCGGGCGTAGTAGAGCAGATCAGCGGCTTTGAAGACACCGTTTTTACGCGGGACTTTACCGTCGGAGATATCTTTGTAGAATTTGCTTTTGTTGACGATGAAGCCCTTTTGCAGATAGGGCAGCGCCAGTGACGGCTTGGCAAAGTATTCATCCGCTCCGGAGTCGCCATCATCACGGGCTCGACAATAGGCGGACAGTTCGCGGCTGGCTTTGGTGAGCTCGGACGATGCGCCTTTATCTCCGTTCATGGCGGAGATTTTGAGGCGATAGACGGCATATGCCAAGGCCTGTTCCGTGGTGTCGGTCATGGCATCTATGGCGATCTTTTCCGCGTCGAGTCGCTGTTGTGTGGTTGTTTCGGGGGTGGTCATGGATTAAGTCCCCGATCATCTCCGGAGCCTTGCAACTGGCCCTGCTTTTGCTTAAGTTCAAGTTTTTTGATATTTGTCCACGCTACATCAGAGAGATCGAGTCCGGCACAACGGGCGGTTTCTGATACATACCAGAGAACATCTCCGAGTTCTTTCTTGATGGCTTGGCGGCGGTCTTCAGTCAAAATACATGAGTCGTCACGGCACATTTTTTTAACTTTCTCGGCGACTTCTCCAGCTTCACCAGCCAGGCCCAGGGCCGGATAGACTATCTGGTGGCCAAGAGTCGGATAGATGGCAGTTTCAGCGGCGGCACGCTGGTACATGTCCAGTTCGAGCATCAGAGCAGATGGAACTGATTCACGGTATTCCCACTCCAGAAGCAGATGGAGAAAGTGAATTGCCTTGAGGATGTCTTCAGAACCGTTTTTACTCTCGTGGCGGCATACATATTTGATGACCGCTGATTCACAAAAATTAAGGTTATTTTTTTGGCAGAATTCGGCAGGCTGAATAGGCATATTTTTGTAATGTTGCCCGGCGACTTGGTCTGCACTTGCTGCTGATGTCATGGGGTCTCCTCATTGGGTTCTAAGGCCTGTACGGCTGTGTTGATTACGTTCATTCCGGCGTTGCTGGCTTCGACTCCGACCATGATCCAATCTTCGTCGAGTTTGTTGCCGATCAATCCGGCGATGTTGGTGATTGCTTCGTGGATCCGGGTGATCTGTCCGGCGATACGGCTGCGGGGATGCACCAGTTTTTCCAGTTCCATCAGCGTGCAGATGCCAGTGGCGGCAACCAGGGTGATCAGGTGGTTTTGTTGGATTTGATTCACTGGTGGATCACGCTGATCATTTGTGGAGACAGAAGGCATCATTTAACGATGCCCGTTTCAGTATGACAGTCCTGGCATACTCACATTGTTGCATGTTGTTGAACTCCTGGAATGCGACTGATTTAGCCATTCCAGAGCCATTGGTGTAGAAAATTACGACCAGTATTGCAGTTATCATGCGTTTGGCTCCCAATTGTTGCAGTCCGTACATATCAACTCAAAAGCACTGCCGATGTAGTTTATGTCCACATTTTCACTGCCGCATTTATTGCACGTAAGTTGGAAGTTTAAGAATCCCATGTTGAAACTCCTTTCGTAATCTAACCAAACACAGCAGCGGTCAAGCCGCTGTGTTCAAGCCGTTATGATGCTTACCATCTCCCGCCAGATGTTCGCACCGCCTTGATTCGGTCTGCGGGTATTTTTGTCTGATTGCCGTAAGCATCTGACACGATGTACCACCCCATTTCAGCTTTTCCGGAAGTGCAGTAGCTCCCGCCAGCGCGTGACGTTTCGGGGAAGGTTTCGCTTGTGCCATCCAGATATTCAATGGTGATCTGCATTGGATACCTCCTTATTGTGGAAGCGAATCGCAGCCAAAATGTTGCTCATTGCTGGCCCGAGATATTGGCAACCATTACATTCAACATGCCTCGCCCCGTTTTCATACGTGTAAACGCTCAGTTCCGAACCACAACGAGGACACGGTTTTAATTTTGGATAGGTCATCTTCATTCCTCCGTGGTCCGTTCCATCTAAAATTGCGGTGTCTTGCGAATAGAGTCCTTTTCACCAGAAGCCGTGACACTGGAGATGCAGACCGCAATGGCTGCTGAACTCCGAAAAGTGGCTTGCTCATTCTCACTGGATTCGCAGAGGACACCGCAAACTGAAACCGTTGTTACTCTGCCAAAGTAAAATCAACGTACAACTTCTGGCCTGGCTTGATCTTGCCAAGAAGATCAGGATTGTTCACCGTTAAAGACAGTGATCCGGACGGCGTGAATCTGGCAAACGTGTTGTCCTCGCTTTCACCGTTTGGCCCGAACGGGTTGTTCCCGCAAACCGGGGCTGCTTTGATTGTTTCTCCATATGTGGTTGTTTCAACTGACGACACCAACATTTTTGCTCTCATCATGGTCCTACTCCTTTTTAACTGCTGTATTTCCCTTTTCAGGGATTCATTTTCATTGTGCAGGCGCTGCCATTCCCGGAGTAAATCCCCGATTGTGTCGCACGCCCAGTTGATCCGTTTTTGTGTGAGAAATGGCATCAAATACACACGCAACATGTCATGGTATCATCCCCATCTTGAGGATCTCAAAACCCCACTTTACGGCGGTGCTATTTGCATGTGCGGCCTTACGAGCCGCTTCTTCCGAACCAAAGAAAGCAACGTCGGTCCACTTATTTTCCATCGGCCAAGCACTCTCCCTGCTACTCACATAAATCATTACGAAATATGGTTTTTTCATACCGCCACCTCTCCCTAAACAGGGCTATACACCCAACCTGTATCCATAAATTGCGGGTTTTCGTAGATGTTGCCGATTATTTCCGGTTCATCGTCTGAAATACGATCCTCCCAGGTATGGGAGAATTCTTCGATACCAAGCAACGGCGCATCAGCATTACCGAGTTCAAAGGGAGTGAAAACCCATTGTCCGCCTTCCTGGTGCCACTCCACCTGAAAGGCGTGGCGCTGTTCGTTATCTCGGCTGTACGCAGTCTGACAATGTCGTCCTCAAAAATCTCATTGCCGTGCTTGTCCTTCAATCCGGTGGATTGGAGTAACACCGGTTCGGTCCAATCTTCGTTTGGTTTAGTCAGGCCAGAGAACAAGCGGCCGCCTTCATAGTAGACAATGAAATCGTCATAGATCATCCGGTTCCCTGATTCATCCCACGATCTGAATTTTATATTTTGTCGTGCCATCGTGTCGGCTCCTTTAACTTCGATTGTGACCATTCCGTCATCGTTGTCGTATTTCCCGGCATTCCAATCTGATTCCGCCTGCTGTTTGTCCGGGTACCATGATGTTTCCGGCCAGGCCGGGCAGCTGTCGGTAAAGTCTCCGGAGACTGAGGCAGCGCAGGTGATCATGTACCATTCTGATGTGCATGATTTGTCAGGACTGGTGACCACATAGGCATCAGCTCCACAAAAGGGGCATTTTACAAGCTCTGCCATCAGCTTAATCCCCTTGTGTATGGGCTTTGAGAAGGTCTTTCAGTTGCCCACGTGCTCCGATTGCATAGACGCGCCACTGCCAAAGACGGTACCCTATCGACTTCGCGAAACCTTCGGCCTCTTCTGCCGTAAACCATGCGCCTTCGGTTGTTTTCCAATAGGAAATGCATTCTTCATCTCCCTGGGACTCAACAAGCTCCTGAATAACGAATACCGGGCAATCCATACATGCCAATGAGATTTCGTCGCCTTTACGTAGTATCGCTTCCATAATCACCCCTTGTCCTGGTACTGCGGTTTGAGGGTATAAACCCCGGCGCTATCCTTGATCAGTTTTGCCGTGGCGGCCTTCGGGTTGGTGGCGGCCAGGCTGTCAACGAATTCTTCTGCGGTGAAGCCAACCGGGACGTTGTATTCGCGCCCTTCAAATTTGATGATGATGTCTGTTTTTTCGCTCATGCTTTCCCTCGTTTCTGGTTTTGTACGGTTGCGGCGCTAAAAAGCGCTGATTTCATCGTCGGCGGCGTCATCTGCATCCGGCCCGGCGCTGGTTGGTGCTGGAGATCCGGCGGGACGTGCCGTGCGAGTGGCTTCTTTTACCTGGGCATGGAGCATTTCGCGCAGAGCCGTGCGGTCCCAGGGTGAAAGGGTATCGATGGAAACTTTTTCGGTTTTCAGTTCCGCCCCGACGGAGACGGTGCGGGTGATTTGTTCCGGAAGCGGGATCCGATCGATGCTGGTGCCGGCGCTGAGTTTTGCCGGGTCGGTTTTGAAGTGATAGGCTATTTGGACGCGGGTTTCTGCCATGGTGTCGCTCCTTTACTGCCACAGGGGCCAGTTATTCCGGTTTGGATTTGATGGTAATGATGAAGTCATGACCCTTTTTATCGTCACAATTGAGCATGGCCATGTCGGGACCGGAAGCCACACCGCAATATCCGTATGCGTCCGTGAGTCGCTTGGCTGCGTATTTCATAATGTCATCAAGAATTGGGTTGTCCATGTGTTGCTCCTTGTGCCTTTGAGGGCTTTTTATTGGTTGAGATATTCCCTGGTGATGTATTCCGGAGTCATGCGCCCCCGGCTGGTGTCGAAGTAGATTGCCGGGATGGTGAGTTGCCCTTTAATGAGCAGCTGGTGCAGGATGGCCAGTCCGGCAGTAGCGGCCCATTCGTTGGCAAATATGCCTTGCTCAGCAAAGGGTGTATCGGCGCAGGAGGGCGCTTTTTTCTTGGATGTTTTCAGTTTAGCCATGCCGGCGACAACATAGGGGCTGGGGAGATGTCCAACAGTGGGGGTGGTATCCCATTTTTTCAGTTCTGTTTTCAGTTTGGCGGTTTCGGACGTGGAGCCGTAGATTGCCTGTCCGGTTTCCTGGCCGTTGCCGAGGTCCAGCCAATAGCCGCTGTCACGAAGGGGTTTGCGGGCCTCGACGGTATCGACGCAGCTGATCACCAGGCGGTCATGGTGTTGAGTTGGTGAAATGATGCGATCGCCGAAGTCATGCAACCCCGCAAAGGAAGTGCCGTATTGCTGGTTGAGTCGGTACGCCAGGGCGTGTGCTTTGGGTTGGCCGATCTCCCAGGACTGGAAGTTCTGCCGACTGCAGTTTTTTTCTTCAATGGTGTCGGGATCCACCAGAACTACGTCCAGTTCGAGTTGATATCCGGCGAACAGTTTGGCCAGGCCTTGGGCCAGATAGCTGCCGGTACCACCGACGCCCATGATGACGATGCGGGAAAAGTGCGGTGCGATGTAGGTTTTCCGGTTTTGTGACATCATTTGAGACCTCGCAGAAGTTTTGCAGCGGCTTCGATCGGTTTTAAGGTGCGCAGCGGGCAACTGCCCCGATATTTTTTGACGTAGTCGTGGAAGGGGATGGCTTTTTTGCCGACCAGATAGTTGTGATGGTTGAACGGCGTGTCGAAGATGGCGGTTTGCACGGCTGCAGGGATGTCATCACCCGCGATGATGCCGGTGGAGCCGAGGCAGAGGTTTGATCCAGTAAGGTTCGGCAGGGGGAGTTCATAGAGCATGGTTGCTTCGGTGAGTTGTTTGCCGGCCATGCCCCACATATCGATTTTGGTGATTTTGTGTTCTGATGCGCTTATTTGAGCCCGTACGGCAATTGGCGGCAGAGTGACGGGGTAATCCACCAGTTTTTTGCCTTTACGATAGAGGATGGTGCGCTTGCCGGCCGAAAGCAGCAGCAGGTAGGTGTCTACTTGCTGGTTTTTCTGCATCCAGATCAGTCCGGGAAAGGGTCTGAAGGTGACATCAGTGCTGACGAAGGCCATGAGTTGTTCTGGAGAGACAACAAAGCGCTTTTCAGCAGCGCCGGTGAAGTCACTGAGGACGATTTCTTCTTCGAAGATACCGATGCCATAGAGTTGTTTTTGCAATGTTTCTGTCATGACTGGATCCTTATCTGGACGTTTTCACGGATACGGAGTGGGCTGGTCCATTTAATGGGGCGCTTGTTGTTGGTTTTGCGCCAGACGTTGCAGATTTCATGGATGAGTTCGTCAGCCATACCACCGGCATTGATGGCCAGGTCGTATGGTTCCGGCAGGCAGGAGGTCATTTCATACCAGGCCTTGGCATAGTCCAGACAGAATTCGATGTCTTCACGGCTGGTGATGATGATTTCACAATCCTGGCCATGGTCTCCGGAGATGATCGGCTGGCCGTGTTTCATGTGGACCGGGTAGCGCTCGGTGACCGGTCCGAAGATAACGTCAAGTCCTCCGTAGAGGAGCTTGTCAAAGTTGACGGTTTTGGCGCCGCGATAGAGTTCGTAGTTTTTAACCAGCGGCATGATGCCGACCTGGGTGATGAGTTCGTTGTCTTTATCGAGGCAGTTGGCTGAGTCATAGACAGCGTCGAGACAGCTGGCGACTGATTCAATATCGGAGAGGAAGGCTTCGACAACTCCGGATTCCTCGCAATCGTAGGTATAAAAGGGTAATTGCAGGTGAATTCCGTAGAGTTCGCGGGGTTCGCATTCATCGCAGATCATTTCCAGCGGGGTTCCAAGGGGCCAGTAGCCTGATACGTGGAGCTCCAGCGGTCCAACAAATTTATAGATACCGGTTTCAGTGAAGGCGTTCTTCAGGATGAGCGCATCAGCCAGGTGGTGCAGCTGGTAATAGTCCCAGATGGCCTGAATGGAGGCGAAGAGTACGGGGCTTATGGTTTTGGGAGATGCGGCAATGGGTCGCGGTGGCGGCAGCGGCCGGCGGCTGGTACGTAACCGGGCTGTGAGTATCGGTTCACGCAGTCCGCCACCCCTGCTGAAAATATCCCGGGCGTCATCATCACCATAGCGCTCGACACCGGGGAACATTTCTTCCCAGGGGCGCAGCAGATCAGCCATGGTGGTGACGGTGGCGAAGGCGGCACTGTCGGGTACCTGTTTAAGGGACCCGGCAGCCAATGCATCACTAATGCGGGTTATGAGCAGGGAGGCAGACATGGGTTAGGCCCGCTTGCCGATGATTTCTTGCGGTACGCGGCCGATCAGTTCGGCGCCGCTATTGATGATAATGTCGATGAGTTCTTCTTTCTTGAGGGCCATGAGGGCTTTGCCGTGGTGGTGCTGCTCACGGTATTCGATTGCTTTGCCGTCGGTCCAGATGCCGACTCCCGGTTCTTCTCCAATACGGACGATTTCACTTTTATTGAGTCCGGACAAGTAGGTTTCGGTGAAGGCCCAGTCGTGTTCCAGTTCAATTCCGAAGCGATCGGCGGCGAATTGCCAGACGTCTGGCGTTGGATCGGCAATGATGCTGGCAGTGGCGGCGCAGCGCATAGTCGAGTAGAGATCATCGCCGGGTATTTCGAAGATGGCTTCGGCTATTTTGGTGGCAACGGCACCGTTACCGAGACCGAGGAGGTCACACATGTAGTTGCGGGCCGAGGCAGAGTAGAGCGTGAGGGCAAGCAGGCCGAGGCGATAGGATATTGTTTCCGCCCCGGTATTCATGAGGCGGTCTTTGATGAAGGCACGGCGGGCACGTTCTCCCCGGGCGGCATCATAGACAGGGCCCGAGTCGGTAGCTGCGGGTTTTTTGGGTTCCAATTTCGCGGCTGCTGCCGGTTTCGGTGCTGTTTTTGTCGGTGCGGCTGCTGTCGGAGGCGGTGATGTTTCTCCTGCAGGAGGATCCTGGCCTGATGGTTCTTCGATTGTTTCTTTGGTATCCGGTTCCGGAGCTGGTTCTTCACGATAGAGGGCATCGAAACAGGGACGCGGGCCAACGCAGGTGCGAGAGTAGCCGGAGACGACGGCGCCGGTGGTACGCAGGACAGAGATGAAGGCGTCACAATCAAGGCAGCGATCGGCAACTTGTTCGTTATCCCGCAGCTCCCGGTGTTCAGGTTCCAGGCGGTGGCCAAAGCGGAATCCGCAGGTCCCGAACATTTTGGCGGCTTTACTGTGGGACCAGTAGGCGGTGAGGAAGGCAGCCTGTTTTTCTTCAAAGCATTTCGGGTTGCCGCATTTCCCTGCAGGGACAATGTCAGAGAAGAGTCCGGACTGGACGGAGGTGTTATCCGGGCAGGTCTGGCAGTCGGTTTTGTCGAAGAATCCGCGGTCAAGTTCACAGGCGATGGCGCCAATGCGTTCGGCCAGGTCGCGGGTGGAGAGTTTCATCCTCAGGCAGAGGGCCAACAGTTCGCTGATTTGTCCGGAGTCACCAACCCGGGTGAAGAGTTCGGCGTGGGATTGGGATAGTATGCCATCACGCCAGGCGCTGAGGACCTCGGAGGGGAGATCGAGGAGTCTCACCATTCGGCGGATGGCGTGCACAGGTATTCCGGTCCGGAGGGAAAGGTCAGAGACGGCACCGGTGGTGTTAGCGTGGCGAGTCATGTATTCCCTGAAGGCGGTGGCGGTTTCGAATGGTGTGAGGTCGTCACGCTGCAGGTTTTCCACGAGCATGAGGTCGAAGGCGTCGACTTCATTGACGTCACGGATCATGCACGGGACTTCATAGGCGGCATCATCGGCAGCGACAGTTTTGGCAGAGCGATACCGCCGTTCGCCAGCGATGATTTCGAATTTATCAAAGCCGTTGGGGCGGACGATCAACGGCTCCAGGATGCCGACGGAGCGGATGGATTCGGTGAGTTCGTCGAAGCGGGCCTGTCGCTGTGGCGTCATGTTGTCTTCAAAGCGCCGGATGTTGTAGTCATTCATCTCCAGCCGGTTAATCGGGATCATCTTAAATGTGTTTTCCATGGTGTCTCAGTCAATTTTAGTGGTGGGAATCCCTCCCCCCTGCCGCCGCGCCCTTTTTATCCTTTATCTGTTAAAAGACCGCCCGCCAGAGGTTGGGGCCAGTTCGGGCACAACGGATCAAGCTCGGCACAACGGTCGATCATGTCACGGACGCAGGCGGTGGATTTGCCGAGGATCCGCCCGATCGTCGCCGGAGGAAGTTCCGACAGGTGCAGCAGCCGGAACTTGACATATCCCTCAGGGGTCCATTCGGTACCGCGCAGTTGAGCAACCGCTGCCCGGGCCTGGAACACTTCACCGTGAGTTGCGCAATAGGTCCGCTTGCATGATTCGAAGCTGGCCAGTGCCCTGGCTCCGGTGATCAGCGCTCCGCAGATCGGGCACTTGACGATGTTACCCAGGTGCGTTTTGCAGATCCATGCCCATGCGGTGGGGCGGTCAATTACATCCAGTACGTGCTCAATATTCATAAATCACCGAACTTGCTGTATTTTTAGATAGTTCCAAAATTCCCGAATCGGAAAAAATTAACTCGTGGCCGAACACGGCGGGCACAATTACCCGCACGTCATAGGCCCTGGGAAGGACCCAATTTTAATGAAAAAATAAAATATGACGTCATCGGGCGAAACCCTTCTGGGTGTAGAGAGCAATCTGTTCTGCGATCTTCACCGGTAATGTTCTATTGACGAAATCGTTGCCGACCCCGAAGAATGGGAATGAAGGTTTGTATTGTGGCTTCCTGGTGAACAGCATTATCGGCTTCAGGCCTCTGGCACGTACTATGTTGTTGATCGGAGCCCCGCCCTGTCTGCCTTTCTGAAATGCTCCCGCCCCGATTTGCCGCTGGACGGAGCCATGCAGTCCACGGCCCTGCTCAACGACTCGCTGATATACCCCAGGTTGCAAAACATTCGTGAAGCGCTTGATCACCACATACTCAGTCGCTTTCCGGGCACCGAACCATTTCTTCCGTGAATTGGCTGTGGCGTTCGAATTATATCCGCCATCGTTGAACAGCCCCATCCGAGAGAGGATCTGCTGCACCTTGCCACCAGGCATGTTCCCCCACTTGTTCAGCAGCCCCGGGTTTGCCTTTGTCGCCGGTACCCAATACCTACCCAATCTATCTTCAGAAGGCTTCATCGATCGACCGCCGCCCGCGATCAGCTTCATCATGTATTCGTCAACAGAACCCTTGCTGCCGTAAAGTTGGTTGAATACAACAACCGCTTCATAGATCCCCTTACGGTTGTAACTCCTGGTCTTCTTATCAGCAGCCAAGACAAATACGTTCTTCAATGTCGATGGATGCACCGTAGGAAATACCCGCTGCATTTCTTCCTGAAGCTTTGCCCTCAAACCCCAGGCAGTATCGTTGACAGCATTGCGCACGGCAGATGGAATCTTCTCATCCTTCAGCGCCTGCAGCTTCTGAGTCAACTCAGAGAAGCCTTTCAACTCTATATTGATCATCACTCACTCCTTTTGTCCGGGCTTGTCCGGGATGTCCGGTCAAATTTCCACACCCCGGACAGACTTTTTTAAAACAAAATCAACTACTTTTCTTTCTTGTCCGGGATGTCCGGGGAAAAATAAACTCCCAAGGCGATAAACTACTCTTGCTCAGTGATACCAATTACAGACACACGCGCATACGCGCACACGTTGGGAGTTCAAAACTGCCCGGACATCCCGGACAGACTGCCCCAACGCTTTGTTTATGGGGCTTTACCGTGTCCGGGGTCGCTTTATTGTGCCCGGACATCCCGGACATCCCGGACAGAATCCCGATAACGACCCCTCTCATGGGAAGCCTCCGGCGAAAGGGGGGAGCGGGGGCGGGGCGTCTGTGTCCTCCTCCGGCTTCTCATCTACGATGGAGAAGCCGGTATAACAATTGGCACGCCGCGTACTGCCAACAGCGTCGATGACAACTTCCTTCTTCCCGTCATGCACATCCACCCCGGTTTCCCGCAGAAGGCGTGCGAATTCCTTTTGAAAATGCGGCTCGCCAAAAGGAGGGAGGTTCCACGTCCGGCAGCGGTCAACGTATTGTTCATACACAGACGGCTGGGCAGCCCCCTGAAACGGCTTCTGAGACGTCTTGAACTCCCTGCCCTTGGGATCAGAAACAACGTGCTTCTTGATAAAATACAGCACGTTATTGTTGATCGTCTTATACTCATCAAGACTTTGCTTCATCGCCTCGGATTCCTTAAATCCGCCATCTTTGCGCAAGATCGCCAACCCGGCCAGCGCCCAGGCGAATATTCCGGGCAGCTCGGCCAGCAGTTGGCCAATCAGATCAATATCGGCACTACCCGATTTCACAAACTGGCGGGTCATCTTCACGATCATGATCTTGCGGAAGAAACCATCTGAATTGTCGAGCATCTTGGGGAGCTTGTTGGTCGAATACGCCAGCTTGCAATACGGCTCAAAATCGAAGGGAGTTTCATTCTTGAATGAAGCAGAAATAGGATCACCAGACACCAGCGCCTTGATCTCCTGGGATTGCATCGCCTTGGCCTCAATCTCTGAAAACGTGTTGAGCAACTTGCCTACCAGCTTGGAGAGATAAAACTGATCATCGAGGCGCCCCATCGGGATATGAGTGCAGTTTTTGGCACCGACCAGCGCCTTGAGGATCTTCAGCAACGTGGACTTGCCATCACCACCATCGCCAACCATGATTAACATGCGTTCGTACTTTGTTTCCCGGGTGAGGCAATACCCAAAAAACTTCTGGATCTCCAGGATTACCGCCGGGTCACACACCGACTCTTCAAGAAACTTCTGCCAGCGCTTACAATCAGCTACCTTTTTCGGGTCAAACGGCACCGGCAGCATATACGAAGCGTAATGCTCCTTTTCATGCTGTAACAGCTCCCCGGTATTCAAATTGAGCATACCCGACTGCAGGCATATCAAATCAGGATGATCATTCATTACCCGGCCCAGGGGCAGGGTCGAAAGTTTGCAGATCATGTTTGCCGCATCCGCAGCGCGGGCGCTATTACCTTCATCCTTCAACATGATCAGCGCCTTTTGCTCGATATGGTCACGGCCGTACTCTTCCCAGTAGCGCCCTTCCCAGCGATAAATAAGTCCAGTCAATGGGTCAGACACCACTGCGATATCGTCCATAATCGCCTGTGCCAACATTGCCGGCATAAACTTGCGGCCCCTGAAAAACCGCTGCACGCTTGCATCCACTTCGGGAGCCTGGGGAGGCTCAACCACCATGGCATGCACCAGCAGGTCATTCAGATCAGAAACCGTACGGCCGTGCCTGACAAACCAATCAGTCAGATCCTGGCCATGATTTTTCGGATAATATGAGGGGGGTGGGGAAGCTGACAACGTATCTCCGGTTTTATTCAATGGCTTCAGGCCTTGACCACCGGCAGGGGGTTTCGCTGGGCTTTCACCAGCTCATCAGAAGGCTGTTCTCTGTATGCGGACCAAAAGGGTCACTTATGGCCCGCCTTTTCTCTTTTAGCCGTCGCCGTAGCCGTAGCCGGAGCCGTAGCCGTCGCCGGAGCCGTAGCCGTCGCCGGAGCCGGAGCCGTCGCCGGAGCCGTCGCCGGAGCCGGAGC